TTCTCTTGTGATAAGTTCCATTTCTTTAAAGTTAAGTGTCAAACTTGTTTCGACAGGTGGTGCTCCTATTTCATTTGGTGTAAACGTTCTATATCTGTCACCTCCATATGATACAGTACAATTCTCTAAAACGCAAGTAGAAATTTTCTGTAAATAGTTATTTTCGCCACCATTGTACATATATTGTATGTTGAATGTGCTTGGTACACGTAATTTTCTGCCCATACGATTACCACCTTTGAACTCTGGTAACATATTTAATCTAAATGCATATATTATTTTTCTTATCTCATCTGCTTCTTGTTGACTTTTTGGGATCATTTTAAAATTAAATTGAAAAACTCTTTTTGCAACACCTTTAAATGCAAGTTCCATTCTATCAGCGATTATGGTACCTGCGGCCATTTCATATGCTTCTCTCATTCCACCAAACCCAGGTATATTACCAACTGCCCCAAGTAGTGCCTTTGTAAGACCTTCACTTAGTGCAGGGCCCAATTGTTCAAGTGAGTTTCCTACTGTTGTTGCAATTGATTTACCTGCCATTACGTCTGCGTAAATATCCATACCTGCTTTTGCAGCTGCACCGATCTCTGTGTCAGTGTAGTTTGCGTTATCAACAAAAGTTGCAGTTGGCGGCATGTACAAAGCAATCGCAGTGTCTAGTCTAACAGTTGGTGCTCTTTTGACATATATTGCCTCACCTGCATCACTATACTCAAAGTCTGTATTATCAATGTAACCTGTAGAGCCAGTTCTACCTTGACTATTTAAGGCGTTCTGCATTTCATTGCCAATTGCCTCATTTAAATATGTTTGTTGACCATTAGCATTAACTCTTCTAACACCTAGTGAATCATTAATAGTTCTTGGTATGTTATATTCCTCATTAGCTTTCAAAACATCATCAAATGCATTTTTATTTCCACGTGTTCCAAATTGTATCTCTGCGTCTTCTTGTTCATTAATAAAAAACATTACATAATGACCTTGATTACCAAGACCTGGTGCAGCTGTGACATCCATTGGAAACTGTAAAATGTTAGTTGATTTTTTACCTGCCTCTGGTGAATCTAAACCAGTTTTAGGTGTTGGTTGTGGACTTACAATATCTCTTAGAATGCCAGATACTTTTTTCAAAGCATATTGACTTCCAGCAGTTACGACTTGACCTTTGATTCCGTTTACGATTTGACTCATCTAAATATTCCTTGTATAACAAGTATTTATATGATATACTAGAGGTTTAAATGGCATATAGTGGAAGATACATACCGACAAATCCCAATAAGTACAAGGGTAATCCTATGAAAATTATATATCGATCTTTATGGGAAAGACGATTAATGGTTTATTGTGACAAACAAAAAAGCGTAGTTGAGTGGGGTAGTGAAGAGATAGTAATCCCTTATTACTCACCACTTGACGGAAAAATGCATAGATATTACCCAGATTTTTACATGACAGTAAGACAAAAAGACGGATCTATAAAGAAGTTTATAGTAGAAGTAAAACCTAAGAAGGACATGAAACAACCCCCTGCTAATCCAAAAAAACGCACAAAAGCATGGTTAAAATCAGTAAGAACATACGCAATGAATAAGGCAAAATTTAAGTATGCAGAAGATTTTTGTAAAGATAAGAATCTAGAGTTTCTCATTCTGAATGAAGATCATCTCGCACCCAAGTATAAATAATAAGACGGAAGGCAGAAACCATGGCGGTAAGCAAATACATACAACAAGTTCAGAAAGCTGCACTAGGTCGTCCAAAATCGACAGAATGGTACAGAGATAAAATAAAAGAACTCGGTACACCAAGAGCTTTGGATTTGATACGTGATGGTAAGAGATCACAAAATCCTTTTTTTGGTCGTTTGAACATGTTTATATACGATCCTAAGTTGAAACAGAAACTACCATATTATGATACTTTCCCTTTGGTTTTACCTTTGGAAAGATACTCTAACGGATTCTTAGGATTGAATTTACATTATTTACCTATCAATCTAAGAGTTAGATTATTAGATAGATTAGTTGACTTGACAAATAATAATAAGTTTGACAGCACTACTCGTGTTGATGCTGATTACGCAGGTTTAAAAAATTTAAGATTGATAAGACCTACAATAAAAAGATATTTAAATGGTCGTGTCAAATCACAATTTAGAAGAATAGACGCAGATGAATTTACAATTGCTACACTTTTGCCTGTCGCAAGATTTAAGAAAGCAAGTGTTGGAACAGTCTGGGCAGATTCTAGAAAGATGATATAGTGGAACAGACAATAGAAAATTTTGATGGCACTAAAAATATTACCATCAATGAAGGTGGTAGTATGGGTGATGTACAAGCAGGTATTGAATTTATCTATCACATGAGAGAACATTTAATAGATGTAGGTGTTGCAACAATATATTTGTTTGCGTGTTACACTTTATATCTATGGTTAAAAAGGAAGTTTGATGGCAAGAAGTAGTTTACTAGACGGATTCGCATATGGTGTTTTAAATGAACTATTAGGTTTTTTTAGAACTGATGATGGTTATGCATCACCAAGTAGATATGAAGTTATTATTACACCACCTGTGGGTATTCAAGGCATAGGAAATGAATCACCATTTGGTAGTAATAAAGATATTATAAGAAGAACATCTTTAGAAGTAACTTCAGTTGCATTTCCAGGCATGACACTTGAAACAAATGAAGATACAAATATTTATGGACCAACTCGTAAAATAGTGACAGGTCAAACTTTTGCAGACATATCAACAACAATACGTTTATCTAACGATCATAAAGAAAGAAATTTTATTGACTCATGGCAAAGACTGATTGCCAACAGAAATGATTTTTCTGTAAATTATTATAATGATTACATCGGTTCTCTTCAAATATTTCAACTTGACAGACAAGATAGAAGAAGACACGGTGTTGAACTTGTGGAATGCTTTCCGGTTAACACAAGTGAAATATCTTTAGACTATGCAACAAATAACTCATTGAGTTTTGTAACTGTTTCATGGGCATATAGATATTGGAAGAATCTGACAGATGAGGCAGATTTACCTAGATCATTACTTGAGAGAATAGGTGATGTTTTTGTAAATACAGTAGAGAGAAAATTGAGATCTAAATTACCTTCTGTATTGAGACGATTATAAGATAGGAGCGACATATGGCACTGCCAATATTAAATACTCCAAAGTATCCTTTGGAGCTACCATCGACAGGCGAAACCATTGAGTTTCGACCTTTTCTTGTAAAAGAACAAAAGGTTCTTTTATTAGCACAACAAAGTAACAAAAAAAATATGATAACTCAAGCAACACTTGACATCATAAAAACTTGCACATTTGGAAAAGTTACAGAGAAAAATCCATTGTTTGATTTAGAATATGTATTTTTAAATCTACGTGCAAAATCTGTTGGTGAGACAGTAGATGTTTTAGTTACTTGCCCAGACGATAATAAAACTAAAGAAAAAGTAAAAGTAAACTTAGAATCAATAGATGTTCAAATGCCAGAAAATCACACAAATGAGATAAATATAACAGATGATGTGAAAATGGTTATGAACTATCCTACTATAAAAGATATTGATATGTCAGGTGATAAGGATACTGATGCTGTGTTTAAAACTATAAAAAAGTGTGTCAGAGAAATACACACAGAAGATAAAGTGATGCGACAGGGCGATTTCACTGATAAAGAATTAGATGATTTTATGGACTCTTTTAATTCTGAACAGTTTGAAAGACTAATGGAATTTTTTAATTCTATGCCAAAAGTGAGACATGAGATTGAAGTAAAAAACTCTAAAACTAAAAAGAAAAGTAAAGTTTTATTGGAGGGTTTAGATAGTTTTTTTTAATTTGTCTTTCTCATGATAGTGTGGAAAACTATATGCAAACTAATTTTAGTTTGGTGCAACATCACAAATATAGTTTAACTGAACTCGAAAATATGATGCCATGGGAAAGAGAAGTGTACGTTATAATGTTAGTAGAACATTTAAAAGAAGAAGAACGTAAAGCAAGAGAGGAAGCTGCAAAAAGAAAATAATGGCTGATAAAGAATTAGTAGCACAAACGGGTCTGTTAACACAGATTGCTGAGTCTGTTAGAAAAACTAATGAGATGACGCAACAAAATATAGTTGCTGATGATACCTCTCAATCAATAGATGAACTAAAAGACAGTATAAGTAAAGATAATCAAGATCAAAAAAATTTAAATCAAGAAACAAACAGACAAACATTTGTAGAAAGATTAAAAGATAGATTAGGTCAATCTAAACTATTTGGTGGTTTAAAAGACTCAATAGGAACATTAGGAACTAAATTAGGTTCAGCGTTTACAAGATTTACAGCACCACTTAAAGACTTTCTTGGTAGCACAGTAGGAAAGATTGCAGGGTTTGGTTTAGGCACTATCGCCTCACTCGCAGCCGCACTTGCATTTGTAAATAGTGATATGTTTGAAAAAATGATAGATTTCTTAGCAAAAAAATTACCTGGTATAATCGAAAAATTTATAGGTTTTTTTGGACAAGTGCGTGATGCTTTTGCAGAAACAAACGAAAACTTACAATCTTTTCTTGCCAACCCAGATTTAGAAACATTCAAGGGTTTGTTTTCTGATGTAGGTCCAATAGTAAAAGCACTTGGTATATTATTACTGATATTAAGTCCTTTGACAGTGTTACGACTTGGTAAAGGTGCATTATTTTTATCTTTTGCAGCTTTAGGTGGATTGTTTGCAAAAGATGGCATCATTATGAAAGGTATCAATAAACTATTTGGCAAGGCAGATATCACAAAAGACGTAGATAACTTAACAAAGAAAGATGGTGCATTTTCAAAATTCAAAGATTTATTTGGTAAAAATGGTAAACTTGCAACAAACATAGCAAAAATAGGTGCAAAGATTACAGGCGCTGCAACTGCACTTGGAGCTGCTTTAGGTCTTACAGATGATGCAGCCACAAAGAGTAGAAAGGCGGCAGGTATTGAAAAGAAAGGCCCTGGTTTTATGTCAAAGGCATTTCAGAGTGCTAGATTGGCAAAAGGTGCAGGTCTTGTTGGAATTGTACTTACAGCAGGTTTTGCAGTTTTTGATACAGTCACCGCAGGTTTTGAAGAAGCATCTAGACAACTTGATAAGGAAAATCCCGATAGAGCAGGTTCTAGGTTTGGACGTGCAATAGAAGTTTTTAAAGCATCACTTGCAGGTCTTGTAAACAGTCTTACTTTTGGATTATTTGATATTACTAAAGAGGATTTTACTATTGATATGACTAAAGTACCTGAGGAGTTTGGTGGAACTGGTGGTAGTATCTTTAGTTTCAACACTGATGCAGGTAATAAAAGTTCATTTCAAACTAATACTGAACAAATGATTGCTGATGTAATGGGTGGTGGTGAAGGCAATCTTGCAGAACTTAAAAGAAGATTAAATCAAGATAATGTTCAGAATGAAACTAAATTCACACAGTTAAAAACTGATTTGACTGAAGCAGTTGCATTGTTAGAGCAAAGACAATCACTACTTGAAGAATTAGATAGAGGTATTATGAATACTGCGGCAGCAGTAAATGTTGATGCAAGTTCAAGCAGTGTGAATAACACACAACATACAAGTCGACCAATAATTCCTATTGATAC